CTGAAGGATGTTCATGCTTAAACCCGATACTTTCTAAACCGAACTTATTAGGTTGTTCGACATACATATATCTAACCTTATCACCAGAACTAATCGATTCATAGCGGTTGCCTGTTTTTAGTTTATCCAACATCAGATTGTAAAAATAAGCAGACTTAACATGAATAGGCATTCCTTTTGTAGTAGTAAACTCGTTACACTGCACAGCATATTTTTCGTAACTTTTTACTCCCATAACAAAAGCCATATCTTCTGGTGAAAGTGTCTTAAACACTTTATATGTCTCATTCAGTACATCGTTAGTCTTAGCCAATGACTGGGTTGAGAGCATTGTTTCAATAATCTTCTTAGCGTACGGCTTAATTGCATTAGGCATAGTCGTTCTAACAACTTCAACACCAGTATACTTAAACTTATTCTCTTTGATACCTTCATCGTCGAGTATATGCATTACGTATCGTTTCTTTTGAAGGAAGACTCCAACATCAGCTATACATTCTCGCTTAAATACAAAGCGTGGATCTTTAGTTAGTAAAGCTTTTCGAGCCCATTCGCCGATACCCTCGTTAAGTTTATCTTCAATACGCTGAATTTCATCATACGTTTCTTGATGTATTAGACCCTTCTCTTCATCTTCAAAAAACTTAATACCATTTTCAATTAAGGGCGATATTGAGATATAAGATGAGTCGGTATCGTTATAGATAATGCATTCCTCAAGCTCATGATCGCTAATATCTCTATCAATATTTTCACTAATATACTTTTTAAGCTGTTTATTGGACTCTTTAATAACAGCTTGCCCCGTTAGAGTTACCGACGAGGCAATATCATCATCACCAATAGGCGCATTCTTATTACCCATATACCCATAACAACTATTGACAAGAATCTTAATAACCATCTGTGAGGTATTAAGACGTTCGACCTCGTATTTAAGCTCAATATTATCTGGGTCCTTTTTAAGAGCCTGCTTACATTTGAATAGCTTCTTCTTAATTTTTACGCGTTGATTATAGTAGTATTCTAGGAACTCCGGTATGATACCTTTCTTCTTTTGACTAAATAAGAAACCGGCTTTTGAGAGCGCGCACTCCTCAGCCTTAACAAACTTTACGAAATCTGGTTTAGTTAGTTCGAATAACTTACCCGTCACATGCTGGATAGTAACCTTATCATCAGTAGTTTTTTCGATTTTACCTATCTTAGTTTCAGGCGACGTATTCAAAGATATCATCACATTAGGATATAGAGAGTTAGCGTCAAACGATACTACATTTTTCTTAAATCCACGTTTAGGTTCAGCAACATACGCACCAGGATTCTTCCCTGTATCTGCATTTCGTAAGAAGGTTGAGATAATTTCACCTCTCTTACGAGCTCTTATCGTAAGAGCACCATTAATAACTTGAATAGTACCCATAGCGCCTTCAAGTGTAGTTAGACCTACATACGAGAGCATTCTAAGTAAAGGTATGTATTGAAGTTTTTCTTCTAATCGTACAAGCAAGTTAACGTCTTGAATGTTGTAATCAATAAAGGTGTTCCAATCTTCATCTGCCAGCTGGTGCAGACTCATACCTCCGTAATCAATTTTATTTTCACCAAGCTCTATCTCACCAATAGCATCTAGCTTATATGACTCTCTCAACTTAAGACAAAACCGTCTATATACATCAAGGTAGTCAAGACAAGCGATACCATCTACATAGTATCTCTTTTGATCTCTACCAAACTTACCCTTCACTGCTCTAAAATGAACGTTCTTAAGCGGTGAGAGACGATTAACATAGTCTTGACCTAGTACTCTCTCCATCCGATTAATAATATACGGTATATCAAAAAACTCAGAGTTCCACCCGCTTAGAATATCTGGAAAGTCCGTTTCCAGATATTCAAGAAACTTAACAAACATAGCCCGTTCATCTCTACAATGAACATAGATAAGATCGTCTCTACCTTTACCCGTATATTCTTTTATACCAAACGTATGAAACTTTTTTGTAAAGTTATCCCAGCAAGTTATAACATTTACAGTATGGGTTGGGTTATCCACGTCAGGAAAACTATCAACTGAATATGTCTCGATATCTAAAAAGCAGTACTTTATAGGTGTAGTATTAAATTCCGGTTTTTCATTCTCCTGCCAGTAGGAGTCTAACAAAAATTGTTGAACCGGAGGGCAGTTCTCAAACACTCTCTTAAGACCAGAATCTTGAAGAAACTTATATCTATTATAAGCAGTATTAAACTTCTTCTTCTTTACTTTAGTTCCGAAAATGGAAGTCTTATCACCTCTATTATCTTCTAAATAAAGGTATGGCTCGAATGAGCACTCAGTAGAAATACGCTTACCATCTTGATCCCAAGTAAACAACGTGACGGTACTTTCTCTACCGTTATAAACAACATTTCTATACATCTCTAATACTATTATACTAGAGTTCCTTTTTTAGGCAATGAACAAACCTTACTATGAGTTCCACTTTTTAAGATATTGTCTATCTGGTGAACCATACGGAGTAGTAAGAGCTTCAATATGAGCTCCTATGTTATCAGGACTTTCTAATATACGCTTGTTAGCAATATCTCTCAATATAGATACGTTCTTATAATACTTAGTACGATTTTTCCAATTAAGTATACTCTCTATTTTGTGTTCAAACTCTTCAGGTGTTTTGAATCGTAAATTACCAGGAGCTGAATAGTAGGTATCCATATCTTGACATAAGCAAGGTATTCCAAGAGTACAAGCCTCTATAAATTTAATATCAGACTTAGCTCTATTAAAGTTATTTACTTCGAGCGGGGCAACCATCAATTGCGGATTAAGATTAGCTATAAAATGAGGATACTCTAAAAGATTTTTCCATGGATGGAATTCGATTTTACCGGTCCTAACTAAATCCGCTAAAGGTGGAGGAAAGGCTCCAACAAACACCCATTGGTACTTGTTTACAGTCTTTCTTATAACGTCAAGAACTTCAGACATATCATCTTTACCACCTGTTTTGTTATCTACGTCATAATGCGCGCCTGAGCCCGTGTACAGTATCCTAGGCTTCTTTTTATTTGTATCAAAACTACTCTGAACTTTATTGCGGTTAAAGAGATGACCCATCCAAAAATTAGGTACGAAGTTAGGTATCACAGTAATATTCTGTTGACCAGTTTTTTCAATGTATAGCCTTCTCATAAAGTCACAAGTAACTGTAACCTCGTCAACCATATTAATCATATCAATACAGTTCTGCCTTACTTCATTATTATCAAAAGCAAACTTAAATTTATTATAGTCTGGAATCTCTTCCCTAAAAACAACATCATCTACTTCATAAATAATTTTAAAATCGTGCTCCTGTTGAATCTTTTTAAGATGCTCCAAAAATTGTTTTTGAGAACCTGATGCCTGTCTCTGTAATTTTACAGCTTTTACTTTTTCGTACCACCTTGGATCGGCAACCATAGCTGTAGTTGATTGCGACATACCACGACCAGTACTATTGATAACTTGTTCAGGCCACAATATACGCCAATGGCCACAACCTGAGTAATCAGCTAGATAGTTAATAAATCTAGGTAATGTTTCTTCTTTAGGGCGAGGCTGTTTAGGGGCCGCAGACCTTTGAATAGGTGCTGGAGGAAATGGAGATGCAAAAGGAACTCCAAATGGCTGTCTACTAAGCATATAATATATATAGGTTACTTTTCAATATAATCTACTCTCTTTGTTATACCGTTTTCCTTTACCAAGTAAACAACCTCACCTGTTACAGCTTTAATTGATTCTTTTCGGTGTGATATAACAATCGAACACTCGTCGAGTTCCTCAACTCTATCTTGAAGTATTTGGGTTATAAGCTCTATACCTTTCTCATCAAAAGACGAATCGAATAGTTCGTCATATATCGCAATATTGTATTGTACACCTCCTTGTAAACGGCGAATATCAGAAAATGTAAATAGACATGCTAGATCAATTGACTTACGTTCTGCTCCAGAGAAGTTAAAATAAGAACATAGCTTATTTTTTTCATTAAGAATTTCTTCTTCAAAATACTCGTTAAAGACACATATCGAATTCGAATCCAATCTCTTAAGATAGTGTAATAATTTACTATTAAGCAATTCTAATAGTTTGTTTACAATATACGACTTTACTCCTTCTTCCGAAACAACATATTTGACTATATCAAGCTTAGATATAGCGTCTCTATATTCCTTAACCTTAGTTTCTAAATCAGTTAAGCGTATTTGCGTATCTTCAATAATTTTATCAAAATCTGTTTCAGTACTATTAATAGTCTCTAGATCTACCTTTAACTCAGTCTGCCATTCGTTAAGCTGATTAATTCTATCGTTAGCATTTTGCTTCTTTTGAAGAGTTACCTTATTATCAGCTAATTTGTTATTATACTGAGTTATTGATGTCTGTATCTTCCTCTTTACTTCACGAGCTTTATCTAGGCTAATTGTAACCTCTTTTATATCTCGAACCATCCGCTCAATCGTTTCTTTGAGCTTTTTCTTTTCTTCAGCAATTTTTGTTGTATCATGATCTTCGATCGGACGTAAACAAACTGGACACATATCTTCATCCGTCCCAATTTTTTTATACTTCTCTTTAACATGACCTACTTCTGATTTTGCGGAGCTTATCTCCTCAATATATTTATCTATTTTATCCTCACACTCAACCAACTTACCCTTATATCTATCTATACTTTCGCTTACCTCTTTAACATCGACTTCTTGTAAAGAGGATATATGCTTTTTAAGTATATCTAACTCTTTTTCATTATTAGCCTGTCTCGTTGCGTAGAGTTCCTTTTTATGTTGACGCTTTTGTAGTAACTTTTCCTTTTGTGTATTGTAATTATTAAAGCTAGTATTTACCTCATCTAATTTAGTAACCTCTGTATCATGATCTCTCTTAACTTCGTTATATTCAGATCTCAATGCAGATAGCATTTGACTAAAAACCTCCATACCAAAAATATCTTCAATAAACTTTCGTTTTTCAACTTTATTTTTAGCCATAAAGGGTATTGCGTTATTGACAGTCATAATAACGCAGTTTTGAAAAATAGCAGGTGATGCACTTAAGACATCGCATATATATTTGTTTGTATTACTAATACTATCCCGTGTCTTATCGATCCCGTTCTTATATATAAAAACTTTTGATGGTGATAGGTTTCTAATTACCTTATACTCATTCCTGCCGGATGGTGTTATTACATCAAAGTCTAGTTCCACATGTGTCTTACCATTAGTAAGGTTATTTGGTATAAGATCTTTTTTAATCTCACGTAATGTGTCACCGAATATAGAGAAATAAATGGAATCCGCTACAGTACTTTTACCGATAGCATTTCTTCTAGCTGGCTTATCCTTATTTGACCCTGTAATAATATGAAGACCCTTAGTAAACTCAACAGTTACAGGGTCTTCACCAACAGAAAGGAAATTTACAATGCTAACCTTTTTAAATTCGACTCTTTTCATATAAATTTAGAGTATAATCAATAATATCCTTTTTATTCGCTATTTCAAGCAAATTAATAAACTCCTCTATTGCTTGTGGTATATCAATACCTGAAAGATCCTCCTTATCATCTGTATTTTCTAAAATTCGATTAAAGTTAATATCATAATCGACCGTAAGGTTTCTCGGTTTAAGTAGATTCAATTTTTTAAGAAGTATATCCATATCCTCATGGCATATATTCATATCTACTTTGAGTTTCACAATGTTGTTACAAACAAGGTCTATAACATGCTTGGTTATATCACCCTCTCTTACCAATTCACTCAAAGCTACCTTTTTATAAATAGGTGAAATAGTGTTAGGAGTGAACTCATACTCCATAGTATCGAGATCTAAAACGTAATATCCTTTTTCGTTGTCAACATCTCCAAAATCCATTTGAAAAGGGTTACCACAATATAGTATAGTACCCTTACCAAACTTTTTTTCATGTCTAGTATGGAAATGACCTGAAACAACTAACTCAGATTTCTTTAATAGATCTTTTATTTTTACTCCCTCTTCACATACCTTATACGAATTCATTTTAAATGTTTCAATTTCAAAATGACCAAAGATAATATCACTCTGCGGTATATCACGGGGATTAGTATTCCACGGGCAGAAGGTTAACGTCTTATCAAACGCTTCAATCGTTAACGGCTTATCTAAGATAGTAACATTTGTTCGCTTCTTAAAAATTGAAAGAGAGTTTACATCTGTACGATGCTTATAGTATATATCATGATTACCAGTGATAGCTATAATATTGAAATCAGATAAAATATCTAATATATCAGCGGATACCTGTAATGTATTAACAGATATCTCACTTCTATTATGATGCCAATCACCACAAAAAATAAGATCTTTGATATTTTTCTTTTTACACTCATCTTTAAACCACGCTGCCCATTCAAGCGCGTTTTTGTGCCACTCAGTACTATTAGAGTGTACACCTAGATGAAGGTCAGAAAATATAGCAAATTTCGGTTTACTGATCGTGGTATAAGTCATCTTCTTCATCAACAGGTTTTACATAAACAACCCCACCACCTGTGTTTTCTGGGTTAGTCATATAAGCTTCATAGACTTGCTCTTTATAATTAGTCAAAGCCTCGTGATGTTTTTTCTCTTTCTTAATCCTGTTAATGAATGCATTGAAAGCTATAGTTGTAAAATAAGAGAAGGGATTAGAATTACTCTCAAATTTATACTTTTTATACTTTAATGCGGCGTACATCTTAACCAAGGCGTCGCCAATCATATCATCCTTGTAAGTATAGTTGATAAAGTTTGAGTTATAACTTAAACCGTATGCAATCTTTTTGATATTTTCTGCCAAGTCGTCGGTTAGTACGTCACTATCGTAATATTTTTTTAGGGAAGCCTTGAACACTTTTGGCTCAATATAATACTCACCTTCTCTTTTTTTCCTAGACATTAAAGATATTATAACTTACTAGATATCTTTTTCAACATATTTTATTTTTTCTTTGTCATATATCTGCTTACGCTTATCACCATGACGTATACCATATCTCAATCTATCGCATATGTCGAATATAACAAGTTTGTCTTTCGAGGCATGCTTACGTAATCCCCTACCAATGGACTGAACAGTCCGAATAAAGGATTTACCACCCGCAGCAAATATAATGTTGTGTATATTTTTAATGTTCACCCCTGTAGAGAAAATAGCGCTTATAGCAATGCAAATAACATTACTCTTCTTTTCCATTATTTTCTTAATTTTGTCTCGCTCCTCAACATCAACCTCACCTCGTATAAAGTAAACCTCTTTACCTGGTATACTCTGTAGGTGCTCAAGTAACGCTTCCCCGTGTTTAATATGGTTAACTAAAATAAGACTGTTATTGTCTAGTTTTTTAAGCAACTTCTGTAGAAATAAATTTCTACGTTCACTCTCATATATAAACTCTAACTCAGATCTATAACCATTCACACCTTCATACACAGGACTATACTTATAGTTTATATTGATAATTTTTATTACAACATTAGCCAAATAGTCCTCTACTCGTAACTCATAACTAGACTTTTCATATATAACTGGACCCAACTTACCAATAATTGACCACTTATCTAAATTATCCTCAGGTAACGTACCTGTAAATCCGTATTTGTTGGGTGTTATTATCTTAGATATTATCTTACTAATCTTATTACTTGATTTTATTTTGTGACACTCATCAACTATTAGTAGATCAACATACTTCATCCAATCACTTTCGTCAAAACGACTCTGGACTATACCTATATTACATATAACTACATTTGCAGTGAGGTCAGGTTTCATTTTACCCGTCCATTTAGTCAACTTAAAGGTAGTACCGCAATTCATAAACTCGTCATATGTTTGAGTAACAAGTCCTAAGTCTGGTACCAACACTATACACTTAAAAGTATCCTTATCTTTACAATTCTGAAAGTAGTTCTCTATAAGAGCGGCTGTAGTAAAGGTCTTACCTGCACCAGTTCCGAGAACACAAGTACCTCTACCTAACTTAAGAGCCTTTTTAATTACATCCTCTTGATACTCTCTCAAGTCAAATGCAAAATCTTTGTATAGTGGATTGTTATAGCCTACATTTAAGACTGACTTTAGATTATCAGTAATATTGACGTCAATATTAATTTGCTCTTGTATAAGGTATTGTCTGATTAACCAATATAGACCTAACTCACATGATCCGGTTGCTGTTATAGCGTACTTACGTCGAGGCGCGAACCTCGAGTAACGCCTAGCGAACCTAGCGGCAGTATTTTCTACAGAAAAGTTCTCTCTAATTTTTTCAAACAAAGATGTATCACTACAAGTAAACTTTAACTTACCACTCGACTTAACAATATCAAAATTAATCATAGTTGCTCCATTTTTTGTATCTCAACGATGTTTTTAATCTCGTACCCCATCTGCGACATTATTTTCTCCACCTTTTCTAAATATTCAATAATGTGATTTAAGCTGTATATTTTATCGTTTATTTCAGCAAGGCTATTATGATTTTCTGCTGCAGTCTCAGCAGTGCTGTTTGTAATTTTAACAGGGGAATCACGTATTACCTGCTTAACAATCTCTTTTTTAAGAGTTTTCTTCTTCTTTATAAGCCTATTCTTCTCAACTTTAGCTTCAATAAGTCTAGCTACCCAGTAATGCTTACGGGAAGGTAATCTCATTTGTTGATCTTTTACATTAAAGTCGTCAAGTACTAAATCCTGTCCTACCTCTTCAATGTATCTTTTTAATCGATCATCCACAAAGTTAGTATAAATATAAATATGCAAGAATCAAGAGGTAAATTTGAATCTCAGTTCTTTAAACTAATATCTGAAGATTTAGCAGAGGAGAGTATGTCTGTAGGTGGTGGAGCTCTTGGTCCAGCTGCACAAGGTGGTAAAATTTTTGATCCAGATGATCAGATTGACTCAGGTGATACATATGCGCCTGATACCGCTGTAAACCCAAAGGTGTTGGGAGGTGTTCAAACAAGAAGTGGTTCTATATCTAAGAAAAAGAAAGATAAAAAGAAACGAGGTATAGATGGTGTATTCTTAACTGGTGAAGAAGGTGAGGAAGAAGGACACTCTGAGCACGAAGAACAAAGTAATGGCTGATCTAGGACATTGGCAGGGACTGCTTACAGAAGACACCATTCCGTACGGTTTTATATATGAGATAACAAATCTCACTAATAATCGTAAGTATATTGGTAAAAAGCAGTGTCAATCAGTCCGTAAACGACCGCCTCTTAAAGGTAAGAAGAATAAGCGGCATCAAATAGTTGAAACTGATTGGAGAACTTACACTTCTTCCTCAAATGAGCTAAATAAAGATATAATTAAACTAGGAAAGGATAAATTTAAGTTCGAAATACTTATATGTTGTGATAGTAAATGGGAACTTTCATATAATGAGATGAAACTACAGGTAGAGCGTGAAGTCTTACTAAAGGATGAATACTACAATGGAATTATCAACGTTAGAATTGGAAAAAGAAGACGATAGTGTGAGAGGTTACACTTTTATTTATTTAAACCGCCTCTTAGAGTCATCTTATAAAGAATACCAGTTATATATAAACGAAAACGATCTTAAGTTAACTAAAAAGGAAAAAAAGCAATTAGGTTTTCATTTTATAGCAACTAAAATTATTGAAGTATGTTCTTATAGTGATACAAAGAAGTGGTTCTACTACAAGATCAATGAGAGTGTTGAAAATACGTTAGTAAAACAGCTATTTAACTCCTTACCGACTAATATTACATACGGTGATACTTCTTTTAAGCAGTTTTTAGATGATAGAGATTATAGTTCTTTTACTAGTAAAGATGTTTCAAAAGTAAGTTATGATAAGTTTAGCAGATTTTTACATTCTAACGGGCTCCTCAATCTAGCCAACAAATTACATATAAATTTAAATATAAAACTATCGTTACTCCCATAAATATAAACATGAGCAAATTTCTTGATCTAGTTGTTGAGAGTACACCGAGTGAAGGTAAAGGGCCATTCACAATCGAATATAAAGATGTTGATGGTAAATTAATGGCTACAGCTATTATACCAGATAACACCGGTTCTTCCTATGAGAATTTTATTCAGTTCGTTGAAATGTCTGACGGTAAGTTACATGTAGAGGATAATGAAATGTCGCTTGGTGATGCGTTAGGAGCAGTAGCTAGTATACCCGATCAAGGATTAAAAAAGAATTTAATGAGCCCTACATCTAGAGCCTTAACAGGTGCAAAGAAAAACATGGCTAAAGCTGCTAAGAATATCTCCAAAAAAATGTTAGATGCTTCAAAAACGATATGAAAACGATTAAACTAATTGAAAGCTACTATAAATTATTAGAGCAAGATGATGTAGAGGGAGTAGATGCTGAGGTAGATGCTACTGAAGTGGCAGCTGAAGTACCTGAAGAGGCTCCAGTCTTAACTACAGAAGCAGAAATATATCTTACAAAGTTAGCTGCTCTTGCATTTTCTTATTCACCTACACCAGAAGAAGAGAATTTAATTAACACCCTATCACAGGAATACGGTCAATCAGAGCCCAAACGTATCACAGATCAGATACAAGATTTGTTGCAATCCTCTAACCAGGCACTAGAAAAAGAATTAAATGAAGTATAAATCATTACAACAAGTATATGGTGAAAGTGTTCGTGGTGATGTACCTCCACGTAGACATCTTCGTGTGTTGGGAGAGGCACAAGTTGAAATTACATTCGACGATGATAATAAAAAAATAGTAGATATGTCAGATGAAGAAGCTCGTAAGCTTATAAAGCTATCTGATCAAGAAGAAAGAGGAGAAGTGAAGAAATGGGTCGAGTCCGGAGGATGGGATTCCGCGGATGCACAATTTTTATTATCTCAAAAGCTACATACTATTTACACTGATACCATACAGATGTACAATGCAGGTAAAAGAAAACAATTTTACGAACAAGTTAATGACCTTACTGAACTAAAACAAAGCGGTAAAATTAACATTTTACGTGAAGCTTTAGATGCAGATAAAGGTGTTAACATTTATAAATATTTAAACACAAAGCTAAAGAGCAGGTTTCCGTTACTCGTTGGTATTGATTCATTACAACAAATAGGTCAAATTGCCTTTGCAGAGAGTGCTGTCGGTGTCGGGCCTGGTGAAGCTCTGCTTACTTTGTTTACAGAAGGTATAAACCCCGCTAAGGGTGATATTGAGTTGCCTAATGGCGATGAAGTTGAATTAAAGGCTGGTGAGGGCCGACCTGGAAAGCGTAGAGTACAGGGACTTGTTGCTAATTTTGAAAAATTCGCTAAAGAGGGGTATGTAAAGGAGAAAATATTACCTGAAGAAATTGAAGGTGCTAGTAAAGCTTTAGAAGTAATCGCAAAAAAAGCTGAAGAATTGTTACAAGAAAATGAATCTCGAGCTGTTAGAGAGGTTTTAGAAATTATACAGAATAAAAATAAAAGTATTGAAGAACAGTCCTTAAAACTTTTTGCTAAGCTAAAACAAGGATTCTGGGCAACCGAAGATACTATGGACAAGAATGGTGTACCTGCAAGAGATTATATAATTAAACTAGCTACAAAAATGAAGCAAAATGCTGCTGGTAATACGAAGCGCGCCAAAGAATTCTTTAAGAGCGCATCTCCAGACCAACTTGTAGAAGGTTTATCAAAATTTTCATCACGTGGTGATGAAGAAGAAGTAAGAAATGTTATTAGACGTGGTTTAAAAACAACCTCTGACATTGGGGAGGTTGCTTTAGCTATTGCTATGGCGTTTCAAATTACAGAGTATTATGATGAATTGCCGCATAAATTTACATATTATACACTTTTTAACAAAGATAACGGTAATATTGTAACTTGGGGCCCATTTTCTAGCGACTACATTATAAACGTTAATCGTACTCTAGATAATATATTATCTAGTTTTGATTTACTTAAAATAAGTGCAGATTCTGGTGGAAGAACCGGTTATAATTTAGGGTGGAAATAAAACTATGAAGAAATTTAAACTATATTTTGAGCAATATCAGCTCATAGAGGAAGCTACTAAAGCTAATACCCACTTAACACACTTAGAGGAGTTAGTTCTAACTAAAGGTGAAGCTGGTTATAACACAGCTCGTGGTTTTATAACTGATTTATTGTCTCATTTACAAGGCAAAAGTAAGCGTAAGGTTAATACATCAGTTAAGTGGGACGGAGCGCCTGCTATTTTTGCTGGTAAACACCCTGATACAGGTAAATTCTTTGTTGGTACTAAATCAATCTTTAATAGAGAGCCTAAAATTAACTACACAGATAATGATGTAGAGATGAATCATGGGCATGCTCCTGGTCTGGCAGATAAACTTAAAAAAGCTCTTAAGTATCTACCTAAATTAGGTATTAAAGGTATACTTCAAGGTGATTTCATGTTTGATTCTTCTGCTATAGAAAAGGAAGTCATTGATGGAGTACCACATTACACGTTTAAACCTAATACAATTAAGTATGCTGTAGAAGCAGATTCAAAATTAGGTAAAGAGGTAGCTAATTCCGTATTTGGTATTGTGTTCCATACAGG